ACGCATTTATCATCAAGCGAACCGAACGCACGATCTAAAAGGCGGTTGCAAAGTTCCAAATCAGCGACGATTTTAACAAGCCCCGAAACGCCAACAAGCGTGTTAATCTTTTTCCCGTCGAACAGGCCCGAAACCTTGATTTTGTAATTAGCGTTGATTTCGCGGGTGGTGTATTTAAGCGTTGCCATAACTGTTTGTTTTTTGTATCGGGAATCGGCCCGATCCGTTGGGTTAGTTCCTTAACCCGCCACAAAGGTAGGTATTTAATTTTAATTTCCAAAACTTTTTCCATAATTTTTGCAAAAAAAGTTCGAAAAAAGTTATTTTCGCCGTTTTTTCGATTTAAGCGCATATTTCGGCGCGGACGATAAGTTATACCATTTTTGGGCGAAAGTGTCCTAAATCCAAAAGAAACGGCCATTTCGGGGATAAAAAAAGGAACGGCCACATTTCACAACGGGGCCGCGTTTGGTTAGTTTAAGAAAAGAAGATTATGAAAAATGTCCTTGCAAATATAATAAAAAACGGTCGCGTTTCACAACGGGACCGCCCTTTAAGCAATGAAAAAACTATTTCGTACGGCAAAGATACAAAAAACGACCGTATTTCACAACACGGCCGTTTCTCTCTTAATCCTATAACCTATATACTGTTCGATGCAAATATAAATAAAACGGGTGGATTTCGCAACCGACCCGTTAGCAAGCATAATCAATTATGAGTATTTTAAGCGTTACAAATATACGATTATTTTTCGATAACGACGTGTTCGACCCCTAAAATTTTGGTATGCGGGTTCTGGCTTACCACGTCCACGCGCCGATCCTGTACGCGCTTCGTTTTCCACAGGAAACCCAAAAATCGCTTATACTTAACCGTTTCGGCCAACAACAGGGAATCCCGATTGGCCAACGTTCCCGTAAACTGATCTTTGGTCAACAGTCCGTCAAAGTCGAACCACGCGTCCCCGCAATGGACCGCCACGGCGGGCGTAACGATCGAATCCCGTACAATGATAACCGTATCCCGTGGCGTGGCCTTTAAGTCAATGATCGTTTGCGATTGGGTCGTATTTACCGCCGATAAGTCCCTGTTGCGGGCTTTAAGTTCGCGGATCAATTCGGCGTCGTCGGCGCGGAATCGTTCGAATTCCTTTATTGTCAGTTGCAAGGATTCGACCCGCGCGGCGTTCATCGAATCGCGGATCTTGAAGATTTCCACGTCCGAAAGCAACGCGGCCGTATTCCCCTTGTATTTATCGCGTTCGGCCGTCAACTGTTCAATTTTCCGATTGGTCAGTATAACGGCAATTGCGGCCGCCACTATACAGGCAACCGCAATAAGGGATTTCCAACCGTTCATTATTGGGCGATCTGGGTTTTGTCCGTACTGTTGTACGCCCAACCGCTTTCGGAATGATCGTAAGACACGGTTTCCACATTGGCGGCGTCAACATACGTAAGACACAATCCGCCGTTTTCCGCGTCTTTGTAGGAAACGACGTACAAGTGTTGCGCGGTTCCTGTTTTCTTCGCCACTTTGTCGCCAACGTTCAGCGCGTCCAACTGTTCGGCGGTCAGCGCGGTAATGTCAGCAACTTCGATAGGCTTGGAAGCGTCGGCAAGGGCGGTAAGGATTTCGGCCAAAGCCCCGCCAATGTCAATTTGATTGCCCTGTCCGGCAATCTTCGCGTTAATCAACGCAAGCATTTCTTCTTTGCTCATAGTTTGGAAATTTAAGGGTTAACGATATGGGTATAGAATTAGGGTTTTTTAGCGGTACAAACGGCGATCGGGAATTCGGCCTTAACGTCGAAACACGGGCATAGTTTAATCCATTCGTTCTTTTCAATCGTCCCGTTCCCGTTCTTGTCGGGGCTTGCGTCCCTGTGGCCGATAACTTCCTTAATCGGGTATTCGTCCATAAGACGATAAACCAAGTCAACCAACGCTTTTTTTTGTTCGGGCGTCCGCGTGTCGGCGGGTTCCCCGTTTTCGTCAAGCCCGCCCACGTACACGATTCCGATTGAATGTTTGTTGTACGATTTCCCCGACAGGCCCGCAGTATTGCAATGCGCCCCGTCGCGGGAAAGAGGTCGGCCCGTTTCCACGGTCCCGTCCAAGTCAACGACGTAGTTGTAGCCGATGCAAGCGAAACCGCGTTCTTTATGCATCTTGTCAATGTCGGAAGCCCGCAAGTCTTGGCCCGCGCGGGATGCCGTGCAATGGATTACGATAGCATCTATTGTTTTCATAAACTTATAAGTTTAAACCCAAATTAAAACGGATATTATCAACGGCGTGGTTCTGCAAGATTTCCGCTTCCGTTAAGGCCCTGTTATAAATACGGATTGAATAGATTTTCCCCATATAATAACTGCCGTTACTGCGCCGTCCTATATAGGTGGTTGCCGTTGAACGCCCGCTCATATATGTATTGCCGTGCGCGGTCATTGCTTCCCCGTTTTGGATTGCGCGGTTAACATTGACGCTTGCGACGCCCTTCATTGGCAACGTGTCGTAGGTGGTTCGGTTCGTTCCGTTCGACCAATTCAGTACGCCGCCCACGCTACCGAACGCAAGCGCGTTTGCAGTTTTCGGCATATACAGAACACGCGTTCCACTTCCTTCCCTCTCAAAACAAATTTCGATCGTACCCGTGGAGTTTAACGGCGTGGTAAACGCCGTGTTGCTCAAATAATCGTCTGTCCCGTCGAAATATATGTGGTCCGCATTGAACGTTGCCCCGTTGTTGGTAAATAGAACGTTTCCGACGACGCTTTCCCACGACGTGTTCCCCGTTTTCCCCGTCTTTCCGTCCAAGTGAAGGACAAGCCCGTCTTGTACGTAATCCGAAAGATTCCCGCCGCTTCCCGCCGCTTGTTGGACCGTAAGGGTTTGCGACACGTTCCCCGCCGTGAAAGTTACGACCTTCGAACGGGCCGCCCCCGTATTCGGATCGGAAGAAACCGCGATTTGCTGATTACCCGAAAAGTCGGGGGACGTTATATAAATTTTATCCCCCGAACCGTCGGCCCATTCAATTTGTTGTGTCGGCATTACGAAATCGTCCAATAAGTGTTGGAAGAAACGGTAACGTTAACGGCCGTTCCGTTCGCGTCCATATTAATCGTTGTCGGGGAAATGGTCAAGTACGCGTCGGCTTCCGCCTGTGTAATTTCGCAAACGGACGATACGTTGTTATTGGTCGTAACTGTCAGTTGGGAAACCAACGACGCAACCGACGTGTTGGCGGGAATGTTCGTAAAGGTAATTTCGAATTCGTATTCCTGTATTGCGCCCGGATCGCCCGTAATGGCCGCGCCGTTTTGCGTGGAAACCGAATTCGCCAAATATGACGACGGCAAAACCAAACCGATTTCGTTTGTACCCGTAAGCGCAAACGTCAGTTTCGAAGAATTCGATCGGCCGTGTATCGTCAGCGTTCCGCCCGTTTTCGGGACCGCCGCCGTATCGTCAATAATTACGAATTCCGTCTTTCCCGCCTGTATGATCGTAAGGGTTTTGGATTCCACGCCCGACGCCGAAAACGTGGCCGTCGTTTGACGCGCGGTTCGTCCTGTGTGTTGTGTACCTGTCCATTGGACGGTATCATTTCCGTTTCCACTTTGTTTGTTCGGGGAAACCCAACTTGCGTAAGGCATAATTTGAAAATTTTAATTGATTGTCCAATAAGTATTGCTAAATACGTCGTTTTGCGTTTGGCCCGCCAAAATCCAAACAACCGTAGGACTGATTTCAAGATACGGACCGCGTATATTCGGGGCGCAAGACTGAAACACACGGCAACGGATTCCGCCGATTCGCTTTGCCGTCGCATCAATCCCGCTGATCCGTTCGGCGTGGACTGCAATAGCGTTGCGGGGTTCGGCCTTTGTGCTGATCCCGCCCACGCGTTCGGCATTACAGGCAATCCCGCCGATCCGTTTGCATTTTACGGTCAAACAACCCATATTAAACAGGATTCAAAATTACTATATCGAATTTGTCTATTTCAAGACGGATACCGCCTTGAAAGTCCGTATCGGGGACGAACGCTTTTACAATGCAATTGACGATCCCCGCGTGGAAGATCGAAGAATCGAAGCACAAATAATATTTATGCGTTTCGTTCCCGTTTTCCGTCGTGGTTTCTTCGATAAATTCGCTTTTCGGGATTTCCTTTTCGGTCGGTCCCTGTTTGAGAATGACCGAAAAATCGTCGTTGTGCATCGAAAAGCCGGGGGCCTCAATTTCGAACAGGAATTTAAGGCCCGATCCCTCAAAAGAATGCGCGATATTTTGTTTCATATCAATTGTGTTTTATTCTTTTTGTGCGTCGTCGAACGTCATTCCCAACTGATCTTCAACTTTGAATTTCATAAACTTGCGCAACCAACGGAATAAGGGGTGGTCGGAAATAACGGCCGCGTTTTCAAGAAACGACCAAAATTCAACGCCACAACAAAACGCCGTAAAGTAATTGGCGAACCTTAACCGCGATTCCATATTTTCGGCAAGCACTTGCGACAACATATCAGCAAGCACAATGCCGATTAGGATAAAGACGTATTTGTATATCGTGCGCCACGCCTTGATTGATTCGAAAGCGAACTTTTGCTTTGTCCGCTTTGCGACAACGGCGGATTTCAATACGCCCGTTATAAAATCAACCGCTTCGAATACAGTAACGGCAATGAATAGCGGCAACAAATCGTTGACCAACAGGCCCACGAATCCGGCAAAAAATCCCACTATCAGTTTGTCGGGGTAAAGTGTAAAAGTCCGTATCATTTTTTTTCCTGTTTATTGTGCGATTTCGGGGAAATCTACCAAATATCGGCCCGCGATTGCTTTTGCGCCGAACGTTGTAGGGTGTACGCCGTCGTCCAACATTCCCGAATACCACGTACCGTTATCGTCGGAAGAAACGGCGTCGTAAACGTCAACATAACGATAGCCCGAAGATTTCACATAATTATTTATTGACGCTTTCGAACCGTCGGTCGGCCACGGGATCGTTTGCAAAATTAATTCGATTCCAAGCGCACGGCAAAGCATTTCAACTTTAATTACTATATCTTTCCATTTCCAATAACTATCATTCATTCCCAACGCCCAAACCAAGAATTTCGGCGTACCATACAACAACGCGTTTTGCAACGCGGGGAACATATCTTCCGACGTTCCGCCCGCCAAACCAATTACCGTAAATTGGTCAATCCCATAACCGTTTATAAGTTGATACGGCCAACGTTGCGCGTAAATTGATGTATAACTATCTCCGACAATCCAAACCGGTTTTCTCATACGGTCCGAAACAACACGCAACACGGAATTTGTAACAACTGCGCCATCCAATACTTCGACAAATGCGTAACCATATTGTTCCCGCAATTCATCATCCATCGAATAGTTGAATTGACCGTTGGACGAAACAATATTTACGGAAAATTTCTTGTATTGGATTGTAAATATAACCGTAATAAATGACGCAATTATAAGTCCGTGCGCTTGTTTAGAAATAGACGTTGAATTTGTCCCCGTGCCAGTATATTTTCGAATGTCAATATACGTTGAATCCACACGCACAAAAAATCCAAGAGAACTTCCGCGCCCAACTCCAATGTCAAACGTTCCCGCCGTTGTTATCTTTGCAGTAAACGAAACGATTCGGTTGCTTTTAAGATAATACGGGAAATTCGATATATTCATTCTATTACCGCCGGATTCGGACAAAGAAGAATCCAACGTTAACGCCGAAACACCCGCGCCATCTTGCCCAACGGAAGAAAAAGCCGGAATCAAAGATGGAACATTTTCTTTTGCGATTATTTGCGAACCGCTAAACGGCGTAATTATTTGTTCTTGATAAGTTGGCGCAAATGCACCAGTTATATTCAAATCTTCATAAAGAATGAATTTGTATGTTGCGTTAACTGTTATCGTGAAACGAACAAACGCATCCCCATCAACATAACTGTATGTTGCGCCAGTCGAACGAATATATTGCTTGTTCGAATCATAAACGGCGTGGCCACCAACTGAACCATAAGTTTTGTAATTGTATGACCTTACAATTTGACTAACCGGTATAAAATCAGTTGCACGATATTCCCCGGAAGAAAGAGAAACAAACGCACCCGTATTTTTGTTTATATAACCCATTTGGGCCTTACTACTATCGAATACGTTAAAGGAAACATATTTCGAAGATTGGCCCGATATTTCTAATTCGATTGTCCCCGGTGCAATTTTATCGGATGTTATCGCACCATCCGCAATCATTCGTGTTTTAATGTATTGGTCTTGTATGCCAACCGATTTAATAACAATGGATTCCGGGGTATAATAATAATCCCCAGTCGAATAACCGGAATTTACCGCCAAATACAACGCATCTTCCGGAGCAACCGCACGTTCCGTTTGATTAATCGCAACACCGATTGTTGACGAACCCACGCATAAATCAATATCTCCGCCCGATTGTGGCGCATCATTACTTTTAAGGAAACAAAAACGCGTACCGTATTCCGAATTTGCCGTAACCTCTACAACATCCCCCGGCTTTACTGGAATCCGACGATGATAATAATTCGTGTTCGTTCCATATTGCCCCGCTTCGGTAATTTGATAATATCGTCTGTTATAATTTGATTTGATTTGCGCGGCGGTCAACGATAACGTTTCAACAAAAACACGGTTTAAATCGTCCACGTCTTTTGTTAAACGCGTAATGATTGCATCATAGTTTTTTCCAACGAAGATTGTCTGTAACGTCCACGAACCGTTATATTTCAATGCCCCCAAATGGCCATCCGGCACAACGGAAGAATTGAAATTTGGATATGTACCGGCCCCGGCAATATAAAACACGTTTTGGTCGGGCGTTCCCGGGTTTGTGGCCGGTTCAGCAATGCCGACAAATTGATAATCCGCGCCTAATGAATTAATCATTGCCAACAATGATTGTTGAAGCAATGCGCCGGTTATTTCATTGTTACCGTTGGTTTTTACAACGTCCGCTATTGCGCCCTTTAATGTCGCGTAATTGCTCATATCTATTCGTTGTTAAAATCGTTGTTGAAATCATCATTGAAATCGCCCCGTTGGGCCTTTATGTAACCCAACCCGATTTTCTTTGCGACCGTGGCCGTTTCAAACACCGCTTCGACCGCCGCGACATCGCCGTTATCTTCCCATTCCGGGGTAATTAGGAATGTGTCTAAACTGTACCGTTGTCCGTGATATTCGATTTCGGCAAAATCCGCCATCCGTATAAAACGCATCACGTCCAACAGATATTCGGACGCAAGGAAATTAAACCGGTATCGTTTTTCCGAAATCTGTTTGGTCGGAAAGAAATAACCATCCCTTTCTTCCCCTTCTTCTTCAAACACATATTCGGGTTTTGCAATATCACTTTGCAGATACAAAACGTTCTTGAATGCCGGGTTAGTATAAACGATAGTTCCGGCATCCATCACGAAATCGTCAACGTCCCACCACGTAATTTTTAAGTATGGTTCAATATCATTTACGACCGTAAAAATATCCGAATAATAATACAAGTTATTTACCGTCATTCGCAAATAATAACGGCCGTTCCCCA